CGTATCTCTCCCTGGTAGGTAGTCCAGTGCAGCACATGCGAATGCTTAGCCTATGGTGGGTTAAGTCCTTGAAATATAACGGGAAAGTGGTGAATTTTGGAGACTAATGGTGATTCTCTTTACTTAGGCCAGATATAGGAGTAGGGTCACAGGTAGCCCATTTCTAAGTGTTCTGACCTGGCTACGGGACATACCGCCACGATTACCAAGCACTCTGTAGCCAGTCCAAATGTACTATACACTAGGCAATGGGTATGTCGATCTGGATATAGCCCCGGGGCTTAGTGGCCTTGAATGGAGTGGAGGAGGGGAGAGGAGGGTGCCTGGCGAACTGAATTGGCTAGGTACTGGCCCTGGATCGGTTGCTCGATTTCATGCCAACTGGGGCTGGTGACTACGTGATTAAAATAGCATGAAAAATTTGAAAAAATCGCAGTCCAAGCAATCTAACCTTTGCTCTAAATCAAAGGATCAAAGTGAATAAAGTCGTAGTCCCATTCCAGCGCAACAAACGCGGCAAGATCAATCTCAGAGATCATCTGGATGGGCCAGGGATATTAGGCACTCTAGGCGCACAACTCTCAGCAATAGAGTCTTTGGAAAAAGAACTAGAAGTTTCCATTCAGGACTTTGAACGAGATATTTGCGACAGTAATCGCAAAGTCATTCGTGTTGAAACTTACCGATCAACCGTGCTTGATAAAGAGACTATTGCCGTATATCATACGCGAATCAGCGCAAGGAAGCTGCAGATTGATACAGCACTAAAGATGCTTAATAAAGTCATGCCAGACTTGAAGGCAATCGAGAATACGGATGACATTCAGGACGCAGCCAAACGCGCCTTGTCAGCCTTTGCTTCAGCCGCAGCAGAAGAATGATCGAAGACAATCTTCCAGTCACAGTAGAAGAATGGCAAGATTTCGCCAATACCCATATTCATCGTATAAGAACTGATCCAGTTTGGTTTATGCAGATCGTATTTAAGATCGAGTTGGATATATGGCAAAAAGAAGCATTCGAGGCAATGGCGGATGTTGTAAGGCATTATTACGGTGAACCGACCAAATACAATCACGCCACTGAGACAGATGGTCCATTAACCAAATTCAGCATCCGGGCGATGCATGGCCCGGGAAAGACGTTTTTCGCAGCAGCAGCGATCATCTGGTTACAAAGACCCTAACTGGAAGTGCGTAGCTGAGACTGGGGCGACCCCGGAGAACATGCAAGGCTACCATGACCTGTTTATGCTTATTGTGTGTGATGAGGCTTCCGGTATTGATGAGGAGATGTACCCGGTTATCGAGGGAGCACTATCCACCGGGCGCATAGTGATATTGCTGCTAATTGGTAACCCGACCAAGAACATAGGCACTTTCGCATTCTCCCACCTTAAAGAGAAAGTGGCGAAGTATTACTACAAGATTCATGTCAACCTAGCCAAGACCACCCGAGTAAGCAAAAAGTGGGTCAAAGAGATGGGTGAGAAGTATGGGGTGGACTCGCCGGTGTATCTAGTGCGTTGTTTGGGTGAGTTTGCTGCAGAGGACGAAAACCAACTGTTTAGCCTCAGTTGGTTAGAAGCAGCGCGCCAAACACCCCATAGGCCGGATGGGTCTATCCCGAGAAGGCGCATATCTGTGGATGTAGCTGATGGCGGTGGGAATTTTACTGTAATCACTTCAGCTATCCGGTACACTTCGCTCACCTTTATGAAGAAACAAACCCAACATTCTTTCCCAGCAGGGCGCTCAACCAAGATGGTGGTGGATGAGGTTCACCGAGTCTGGCTATCAGAAGGCATGACGAAGGAGAATGGGGATGATATTGTGGTGGATGGGCTTGGTGTTGGAGCCGGGGTGGTATCTGGGCTAGTGGAGTTGGGATTGCCTGTTATTCGTTACGCGGGTGGGTCGAAGTCGGATGATATTAACCTTTGGCGGAATCGCCGTGTGCAGTCGTACATGGTAGCTCGGGATCATCACCGCTCTAATAAGATCGTGTATGCTGATGACTTTGTGGATGAAGAAGATTGGGATGACTTCGATGCGCAGATGTGTAGTATTAAGAGAAAGCCTGGCATGGAAAAGATTGAGGACTTGTTGACCAAACAAGAAATGATTGATAAAGGCATCATGAGCCCTGATAGGGCTGATAGCATCGCTATGCAATTCGCAACACAAGCGCCAATAATCATGCCAGGGGTTGAATCAATATTTATGGGCAATCAATTGGAGACAGCTGGATATGATGGCTCAATTACGCAGCTTTTTTAAGAAAACGCCCCCGGTAATTAACCCAAATATTGTTGGAGCAGGGGAGGTTGGTTGGTCTCAGAGTCAGTTGTTTAATGACTTCCCCAAATATAACCCTGATTCCCTAATTGGCCAAAAAGGGCATAAAATCTATCGCCAGATGATGATAGATGAGCAGGTCAAGGCAGTTGTCCGTTTTAAGCGTGATGCCATTACTGGGCGTGAGTTCCAGTTTGTTATGCCGAATGAGGATGGGCATGGGACTGAGGGCAGTGAAGGCCACGAGCGCATAGAGATATACGAAGACATGATCCGGCAAACGTTTGGATCATTTGTTGATGGAATGAATTATATCCTTATGGCTATGTATCAGGGCTTCTCTATAACCGAGAAATTGATTGATACATTTGACTTTAAGGGCAAGCCCTATCTGGGTGTGAGGGAACTTATCCCGAGGCCATTCGACACCTTTGAGTTCAAAGTCAACATTCATGGCAGTATTGAGAAAGTCATTCAAAGGGTGGATAGTCAAGAACAAGTCATTGATCTGAATAGATTTGTCTATTATGTACAGAATCCAGAATTTGATCAACACTACGGGCAGTCCGACCTGCGGGAAGCCTACCGTTCATGGTATGCTAAGGATGTTATCATCCGCTTCTATAACCAATTCCTTGAGAGATTTGCCGGTGGGTTCGTAATAGGCAAGCCCGGTAGTGGCGCAAGCCTCATCCCCGGCACACCCGAGTATAAGAGTATGTTGGCGGCGATGCAGAACATTCAGACCCAGACCAGCATCCTGTTACCGTCCAACATCGACTTAGAAGTAACCCGGCCATCAACGACAGATCAGTATGAGAAGGCAATTGCCCTCCATGATCTCCAAATCGCTAAAGCCTTGCTGGTTCCGAACCTGTTAGGCATTACGCCCCAAGCTTCAGCCGGTGGTGGCTTTGCTAAACGATCAAAACCTGGCAAGAGTTAGTAACAGCTGGAGCAGTAGAAGCCTCCGACACTGACGAGCATCATTTACGCGAACTGATGAACTTCCCGCATAAAGGTGAGCCATTAGAACTTACGCCCGAGATTGGGTTGCCGAATCAAGAAACACCGTCGCCGCGTGGCCCAGTTAAGGAACCGAACCAGCAGCGGACAACTAATGCGAAAATGGCTAGGGCAGAGAAGCGCGTCAGTTTTAACGTCATTGAAAGGCAATCTGGCAAGATTGAGGATGAAGGTGTTATCGCCATTGAGGCTAAGATGGCGGATATGGTCGCTGACCTTACGGCACGTATTGAAGAAGAAAAGTGGGGGACTCCAGCCGGGGGCATTGCTGGCATTAATAATATTGACTTTAATCCGCGACAGAAAGCGAAAGTGCGTAAGTCGATTGATGTTGTTCTTAATCAAAGTTGGGCACTGGGAATCAAGCACAGCAAGAATGAACTAGCAGCAGCAAGAAAAGAACGGTTCAGAATCAATATGGGCAGAATTGACGAGGATGCAGCAGATTTCCTCCGGGTAAATGGTTTCAGGATGTTTGGCTTTATGTCCGACGACATGCGGGGCATTATCCAGCAGGTATTGGTGAATGGGGTTAAGTTCAGCTGGAGTACCAATGAAATTGTTAATAAGGTCTATGATGAGCTAACCCGGGGAGGATTCATTTCAATAGAGGCCAATGCTGCAGCAACAGGCCGACAGATCGTCGCTATTACAGAATCTTTGGATGGTGCTGTTAGTCTCCACCGGATTAGAACAGCGGTCAGGACGAATGTGTTTGAGGCAATTAACGAGGCACGTTACAGCACTTTTACTGATCCTGACCTTGAGGGGTTCGTTGAGGCACTGGAGTATTCTTCTATACTAGATAGTAGGACAACTCGTATTTGCCGACATTTGGATGAACGGGTGTATGAGATAGACTCTGAGGTATGGAACACGCATAGACCACCCAACCATTTCAATTGTCGGTCTATTTTGGTTCCAGTTACGATCATAGATGATGATGTTGAAGGCAAAGATAGTGACGGTGGGCGATTCAGTAAGCCACCATCAATTAAACCACAATCTGGTTTTGGAGGGTAAGAATGAGTAATTTTTTCTTGAGAAAGTTTGGCCGTAACTCGGATGTGGATGCTGCTGCAGATGTAACAGATGTAGGCAGCACTACGGTCTACCCAACAGTAGCATTTCAAACAGAAGTGCTTGGTGGGCTTAGTGATATGGTCGATAGTGATGGCATCCACACAATCCAAGTTCAAGGGGTGGATATCAACGGTGCAGAAATTAGTGAAGTGGCCACATTGGATGCAGTTACTCCTGTGGTATTGGCCAATAGCTATTTCCGGGTGAACCGGATGTTTGTTGAGGCTCTTGGGGCTGTTGCTACTCAGTTGAACTCCTATAATATTGTCTGCCGTCATACCGGCTCAGCCACACTATCTATGATTAGCGCTGAAAAAGGCCAAACGCTACAGAGCACCTATACGTTGCCTATTGGGGTAAAAGCCTCTGTGATGAATTGGTATGCATCAGCCAACCGCATTGCTAATAAGGTGGACGTCGCTGGTACAATTGAATTACAGACCCGAGAGCAGGGCGCAGGTTGGCGTACTAGAGACTCTGATGAAATTGGGAATACTAACTCTGTGGATAGGAGATTTAAGAGTACAGAGTCGCTTAGGATTGCCCCATTCTCAGATGTGCGACTTCGGATAACTGCTATTAATACGGACAATGTTGCTGTTAGTGGCGGATTTGAGCTTGAAGGCTTTAGGG